TGGAACGCGACTTTTTAGCCGCGGTTAAAAAAAATGGATAGATACCAATTGCACCACGGCGATTGTTTCGAGTTTTTAAAAACGATTGAGCCAAATAGTGTGGATTCTATTGTCACCGATCCGCCTGCTGGTATTGGGTTTTTTGGTAAAGACTGGGATAAGGATAAGGGCGGTCGTGATAAATGGATCGAATGGATGCAATCAGTAGCCGCTGAGTGTTTTAGAGCTTTAAAACCAGGCGGTTATGCTTTAGTTTGGTCGTTGCCTCGCACTTCGCACTGGACTGGCATGGCGTGGGAAAACGCAGGATTTTACCCACAAGACAAAATCACACACGTATTTGGGTGCGGGTTTCCAAAGTCTTTTAATATCCCAAAGGCTTTTGATAAAGCCGCTGGTGTGGAGCGTGAGGCTGCTGATTTAGCCAAACAGTGGGAAGGCTGGGGGACGGCGTTAAAGCCAGCCGCAGAAAACTGGTGGCTATTTAAAAAGCCATGCGAAGGCACAATTATTCAAAATGTTGAAAAATACGGCACTAGTGGTTTGAATATAGACGCGACAAGGGTTGAATTGAATGGCGATACGGGGACTTATAAAAAACCGCACGTGAATAACTCAAAGTCATGGGGGATTGACGGATGTAAAATAGTTGGCTCGGTAAATGAAGATTGCAAAAAAGGACGTTGGCCCGCTAACTTTATCCACGATGGTAGCGATGCTGTTTTGAGTGAGTTCCCATTTACTGATGGCACGGGGGCTAACAAACCGAGCGTTATTAAAAGTCGCGGGGGGACTGATTTTAGAAGAGGATTAAAAGTAAGAACTTTTCAATCCGAAGGCGACTCGGCTGGCAACGCATCACGATATTTCAAATCGTGCCAATTCTCTGAAATTGACGAAAAGCTAGAATCGGTTGCGCCTTTTATTTATCAAGGGAAACCAAATCTAGCAAAGCACGACGCGGTTTATAATACCCACCCAACGGTCAAGCCAGTGGAGCTAATGCGCTATTTTGTTAGACTAATCACACCTCCAAACGGGGTGGTTCTTGATCCGTTTTTAGGCAGTGGCACAACTGGTGTCGCGGCGATGTTAGAGGGGTTTAGGTTCATTGGGGTGGATATGGAAAAAGATTATGTGGATATTGCGCAAAAACGCATTGAATTTGTGCTGAAACAAGGCACGTTGTTTTGAGGTGAGAGAATGACAAAAAGCGAACTACATTTTAATGAGATTTTAGAAACTATGGCAGAGGAAGGGCTTTCTATGAGAAAAGCCTGTTTAAAGTTTGGTGTCAGAGCGTCTAATTTTTTGAAATATGTAGAAGAAAGCGGCAAAAAAGAACAATACACGCGCGCGAGAGAGGCAGCATGTGATGTTTTGGCGGATAAGTTATTAGAGGTTGCCGAAGAAACGGTTTTGCCAGCTCAAAATGGCGGTATTGACGCAGCAAGCGTCAGTTATGCTAAATTGAAAGTTGATACCATTAAATGGCAATTAAGCAAGCAGAGCAGGCGATATGCTGAAAAATCTATCATTGATCACGCGTCTAGCGATGGCTCTGTTAGAGGGGCTATTGCTCTAACTAATGAGCAGCTTGCTGAGGAATTAAAAAAACGCAATCTACCAACTGGTTTTCTTGAAGAATGAACGAAGTTGATTTGATAGAAGAATGCGCTATTAGACAAGCTAGGCGTTCGTTCTGGGCGTATCGTCAATACATAAACGGGGACAAATTCAAAAAAAGCTGGTTTCAAAAAAAAACTGCTTACGCGCTTCAGGATTTTTTTGTTGAGTTTAAACAGGGGGTGCGCCCTGTTTTGATTATCGAAGCCCCCCCGCAGCATGGCAAGAGCAAGATGGTTATCGAGTTCATTACTTGGTTGTCTGGAAAAGACCCCGACAATCGCACCTTCTACACATCTTTTAGTGATAGTTTGGGGATTAAAGCGAATTTGATGTGTCAGCGTATTTTTGAGTCTGGAAAATATAAAAAAGTGTTCCCGGACACAGTTATCGGAGCGAGGGGGTACACTAAAAATAGGTCAATGATCGAATTTTCAAACAAAAATGGGTTTTTTAGAAACACGACCGTTAGAGGTTCGATAACTGGTGAGGGGCTTGATTTAGGTGTTATCGACGACCCTATAAAGGGGCGAATTGCAGCCAGCTCAAAAGCGATTCGAGACGCGACATGGGACTGGCTAACAGATGACTTTTTCACCAGGTTTTCTGAACATGCGGCATTTATAAGCATTTTGACGCGCTGGCATATTGACGATCCCATAGGCAGGTTGCGAGACAAACTTGGCGATAAAGTCAAAGTGCTTTCTTTTCCTGCAATCGCAACTGAAGATGAGGAGTTCAGAAAGCGTGGCGAAGCGCTTTTTCCAGAACACAAGTCGCTTGACTTTTTGCTTACGAAAAAGTCCGTTATGCTTGGTGAGAATTGGGAAGCGCTGTATCAGCAAAATCCACAAATCCCTGGTGGGAATTTGATCAAAATTGACAACTTTAAATCATATTCCACACCCCCAAAAATAAAACAGCGTATCATTGTGGCAGACACGGCGGCTACTGATGGGAAACACAGCGACTGGTCGGTTATTGGCGTGTTTGGGCTTGGAGAGGACAACAAAACCTACATTTTGGGATGGCATCGTGATCGGGTGGTGTTTCACAAGTTGTTAGAGGCAGCTCGCGGAATAATTGAGCAAGAAACAAACAGGGATGTTGAGAGATTTGGCAGAGGCATCACTTTTTACATCGAAAACGCAAGCTCTGGTATTCAACTGCTGCAAGAGTTAAAGAGGGATTATCGTGGCGTTCGCATTCAAGACGTGAAACGTGAGCGCGGATTAAACAAGCGTGCGAGAGTAGAACGCGTGCTGCAACATATTGAGGCAGGCGTGGTACACTTACCTCAAAACGGGCGCTGGTGTGATGCGTTTTTAAACGAATGTGCCGCTTTCACTGGTACAGTTGCCAGCGAAACAGACGATCAAGTAGACGTTTTGAGCGATGCGCTTAATATTTTTTATGAAAAAAAAGTTTTGGTTAGATACGGGTGACTTATGTTTGAATGGTTAAAAAAAAGATTTTTTGCTGAAAAAAAAGACATTACTGTTAAGAAAAAGCGTGCTTTGACAGAGACGGATGAGATTAAAAAAGAGAAATCCGCTGAAAACAGAAAAAAAACAAAAAGTCATTTTATGGCGCAGCCTGCTAAAAAAAGTGAAGTTCTTAAAAGGGCGTTTGGCAACGCTCAAGCCTTCACAAAACAAGCAAAATCAATGGATAGCGCATCAGTAAGCAGTGAGGCTGAGGGTGCTGACGAGTTCTACGGGTGGTTAGAAAACAACCGTGATGAGTCTGCTTATGCGCTCTCATTATTCGCACGTGATCCAATTGTAGCCGCAGTGATCACAAAACAGGCTGGCGATTCGGTGCGAAACTGGTTTGTTGTGAATGGGTTAGATGAGCGCGTTGTAAAAAAAATAGATGCGGAGTTTCCACTTGTCAAAAAACTCAAAAAGGCAATAACGCTTGCGCTAACCCACGGCGGGTGCGCGGCGTTTTTTGAGGAAAAAAACAAGGATAGCGATGTTGGATTGCCGATAAACGCTCAAACATTTGGCAAAAATGGTGAAAATTACGCTGGGTTTTATATCGCTTCTATTTTAGAAGCAACGCCGCAATTCGAGGCAATGCGCCGTGAAAATGTGCAGCAGTGGTTTTTTGAAGAAATGCAGCAATACCATCCAAGCCGAGTTATCCCATTCGTGATTGATCACAGGTCGGACGGTCGAATTTTGAACAATTCTTTTGTGGGGTACAGCCTTGCGCAGGCGGTTATAAATGCGTCGTATCAGTGGGCGCAGGGTAGGCAGTTGCTTTTAACGCAGCTTAGACGAAAGGGCACGATCAACTTCCAGGTTGATGACAATAAATTTTGGGGGGTTGTCGAAGATAATTTCAATGGCACTCAAGGTGAATCTGAGCTTCTTTTTGAAAAAATAATAGAGCAAATGGAGAGTGCTCATGGAAGCGGCAATGTGTTCATAACCCCATCAGGTAGCACACTCGAGTCAATTCAAAGCTCGCTTGGTGATTCTGTGAGCGCTATTCAGGTTTTCAAAGACTACGTGGCGGCGACGGCTAAAATGCCAGCAACCGAGATTTTTGGCGATGCGGTAAATGGTTTAAACGCGAGCGGTGAGGGGTCGAGAAAGTCGTACAATCAGCGACTGTCAGACATTCAAAACGAATTATCAGACATCTTGCTTAAACATTACACATACGCGAGCGGGCAGGATGGATTATCCATCGAATGGAACCCACTTGACGAGCCGACAACTAAAGAGATTTGGGAGACAAACGTGGCTAAGTCCACTGTTGTGTCTAATTTGAGAATGAGCGGGGCGATCAATGGGATAGACGCTAGAAAATGGGTCAAAGAAGATCCAACAATGGGCATGGGCGAGTTAGAAGACCTGGGTGTTGTTGAGCCACTAATTGAATAGACATGGCTTACAAGCGTTATCGAACACAGCCGCTGGTTTACGCAGATGCGTTAGGGGCGGATTTTGCTAAAAAAATAGAAGCGCTTGTTAAAGAACTAAACAAAGAGCTTTTAAACGAGGCAAAAACAAGCGCGTCTACGGATGCTGATCCGAAGTCAAAAGAGGAAAAGGCGTTTGATGCCAGCCTAAGCGCGCGCATGAAGTCTAAAAAAGAGGCTTTTGACAAGAAAAACAAGAAAAAAATAGAGCAGCTTGCTTTCGATTTTGCCAAAGAATTGGATGATCACTCAAAAATGCAGATGACTAAGCAGGTCATGAGTTTGCCCAAAGTAAAAGCAGATCGCTTAATCAAAAAGCTCGGAATTGGCGATGCTCTTGCTAAAAAAACAACAGAGATAACCGAGTTGATCAAATCGCTATCAAGCGGCGTTGTCGATCGTATCGAGCGTGAACTTCAAAACACGGCTACATTGGGCGACGCTAAAAAAGTTTACGATATAGTGCTAGAATCGGGCGAAGTGTCTAAAAATAGAGCAATGTTTATCGCAGAACAAGAAACCCGCGCTACACTATCTGCTTTCAACACGGAGCGGGCAAAGGCGACTGGGGCGAC